TTTACTCAGACAACAATGCTTATGCCAACCTGTTCAAGACAGACTTTGGTTAAAGACCATGCTTTTCTGGTTAAACCAGCGTATTACCTCAAGTCGCTTTATGGGGTAAGGGGATTTTGTGTCTGCGACATTTCTGTTGTGCAAGAAATATGTACAATAAAATGAATTTTGTCGCTTTGCAAGCAAAATCCCACTAAACCCTATAGGTTGCGGATTTGAGGTTATCCTCATCAAGGCTGGATTGATAACACCAAAGAAGAGACGTGCAGCCGTGCGCAAGTAATCAAGTGGAACCATTAAACATTCAGAGCGTATGAAGAAGTTTATCGAGATTATCACAAGTGACGAAGTAATAAGCCTGGCAGTTGCCATCGTATTAGTAACTTTAATCTTTTGGAGGGCATAATATGACGAACGTAGAACCAAAGGTAGCGGATGCAGGCAGATACACCATGACAGAAACCTGCAAGGTGCTGGGCATCCATCGCAACACCCTGCGCAGATGGTTGCAGGCTGGTAAGATTAAGGTCAAGTTCCGCAGAATCGACAACCGCAAGGTTTTCGAGGGCAGCGAGATTAAAAAAGTCTGGAGGATTGCCCTATGATGAATGCCTACGAAAAAGCGAAGCAGCTGACCGCCAAGTGGGAGCAGGAGCGAAAGGACAGCAAGCGACTGGCAACCATGAAGGAAGCGGAAAGACGCATTCAGGTAAGGGAGTTCGACAACATGCTTTGTCTTTCACTGGACGGAGTTCCGGTGCTCCCGATGAGCGAGTTCAACAAGCAGACGCTTGCGGACGCACGTCTGACATTCTTTAACTATTTAATCAGACGGTAAGAGCGTATGGAACCAAGAATTATCAGACAATGCGAAAAGGCAATGTACGATGCCATCTGGCTGGAGTTAGACCGTGATCCACAGCGACCAGCGGTTGCAAGGGTAGATATTAAAACCAAGGCAGGCAATATCTGCGTATGGTGCGACAGAACCGGGAACACAGCGGTCGTGACGCACAAGAATAGCAACAACGACAGCGAGCGGCTGGAGGAAGCTATCGAGGGCTGCGTTAACTATCAAGACGTGATGGACGACTGGCTGGAAGAGAACAGCAAGTATGCAGACCAAGACCCGATGGACGCCTTCGAGGAAAGCAGGCTCGACAGCCTTATGGCTCAACTGGTTTGACCACATAAGTTTTTGCTTAGTTTATATGCTGAAACCCTGCAGCGGCAGGGCAAAGGGCGCGCGCTAAACTCATTTCAAAGGTTATCTAATTAGTTGTTTTTACCATGTAATATGCGGAAACGACAGCGTGCGCCCTTAAACGGAAGGGCATCCACCAGCAGCAGGCAAGGGTGGGATAATACTCGGGTCAACTGGGGTTCGAATCCCCAGCCTTCCACTAGAGTTAATTAAAAGATTATGTTGAACAATAAAAAGAACGAATTATGGAAAATGAAATTATCAATGTGAGCGGTGGCGAAATGCTGGAAGCTATCAACCGCTCGGAGATTGACGGACAGATTGCCACAGCGCACAAGTTCCCGAGAGACATCATGCAGTGCAAGCAGAATATGGTAGCATTGGCAGCCATGGACGATGATGTAGCCTACAACTGCTTCTACCACCTCGAGCGCAAGGACAAGGACGGAAAGACAACAGTAATCGAGGGTCCTAGTGTCAGGTTTACGGAAATCATTTCCGCCTGCTGGAAGAACCTGCGCATCGCTGGTCGCATCATCGCAAACGATGGCAAGACCATCACGGCACAAGGCGTATGCCATGACCTAGAGAGCAACGTTGCATACTCTACCGAAGTAAAGCGAAGCATTCTGACCTCGAAGGGCTACACCTACTCGCAGGATATGCAGGTGGTAGTTGGCAATGCAGCCGTGGCGATTGCCCAGCGTAACGCAATCTGCAAGGTCGTGCCGCAGGTGTTGATTGCAAGCGTGGTGAAGGAAGTGCAGGCAAAGGCACTGGAGCACATCAAGCAGACTGGCGTACAGAGCCAGTGGAAGAGCTGCGTAGCCTGCTTCCAAGTGTACCAGGTAACAGGCCTTATGCTGCTGGAATACCTGGGCAAGAAATCAGCCGAGGAAGTCACGGCAGAGAACATTCAGAAGCTGGCTGGTGTGTACAACGCAATAAAGGAAGGCACGACCACCGTAGAAGAGACCTTCAAGAAGCCAAAGCAGCAGGAAGCCATCGCACAGCAGGCGCAGGCAGCAGCCGAGAGCGCACAGAAGAAGGCAGAGAAGGCAATGAGCCGCAGCCAAGGCAAGACTGGCACAGCAGCGAAAAAGTAGTTTAGTTTATAAAGTTATAACGTTTGCCCGAACCGCCACGGCACAACCTATGGGGTGGGCTCCCATCATAACCTACCAAGGGAAGCCGTGGCAACTATTAAACATTCAGTAAAAAATTATGACAGAAAAAGAAAAACAATCAGAACACAAGAGCACCATCGACAAGTACTTTGACAGAACCGCCAAGGCATACAAGACATGGTGCGATGAAAACGAGGAAGAAAGAAACTATATGCAGATTGCAGCAGAAGAAAATGGGGATATAAGCGAAGAAGGTGGCAAACGTTTCGATTTCCATATTGCCTATTCCGGAAAAGCCGATATCCTCGCAAATGGACTTGTGCATTCAATGAAGAGGGATGAATTCGTTCGTCAGCTTATCATTGGAGCAGCGAAAATGTATTATATCGCAAACATAAAAATAAAAGACAATGAAGCAGATAATTAAATATAAAAGCAGAGAGGAGTGGTTGCAGAACCGCTCGAAGGGAATAGGCGCATCAGAGGCAGGCACAGTACTGGGACTGAATCCCTGGGAAACACCATATCAGCTGTGGAGACGCAAGAAGGGTATCGACCCACCAAAGGTTGAGAACTTCGCGATGGTTGCAGGACACCTGCTGGAGGATGCCGTGGCGCAGTTCTTCAAGCGAGAGAGCCACTGCCACATCATCAAGGCATCGACTGACGACTACACCATCACGAACACCGATACTCCGTATCTGAGAGTAAGTCCAGACCGCACCTTCTGGAGAACCGGGGCAACACACAACGAAGCGAGCAAGAGCATCCTCGAGTGCAAGACCACGCAGATGCAGATAGATGCAGACGACCTTCCGAAACATTGGTTCTGCCAGCTACAGATGAACCTCGGAGTGGGCGAATACAAGGACGGAGCACTTGCCTGGCTGACAGCAGGCAGGGAGTTCGGCTACCGCGACATCGATTTCGACCCCGAATTCTTCGGATGGATGAGGGACGAGATAACCAAGTTCTGGCTTGACTACATCGTGGGCAACCAAGAGCCGCCAGCATATAGCGCACAAGACGTTCTCCTGAAGTCTCCTCTACATGTAGCTGGCAAGGAAGTGACCGCAACGAAGGAGATACTCGAACAGATTGCTAGGCTCAAGGAACTCAAGGTTCAGAACAAGAAACTGGAGACCGAGCAGGATGAGATTGAGGACAACTTGAAGCTGTTCTTCGGGGACGCAGAGAGCATCGTGGACGGAAACGGAAAGATGCTGGCAACGTGGAAAGCACCGAAGGCAAGCGAGAAGTTCGATGCCAAGGCTTTTCAGGCAGACCATCCTAAAGCGTGCGCCAAGTACATCAAGCAGGTGCAGGGAGCACGAAGATTGCTCATTAAGTAAAGGCAGGGCTTATGGATGTTCATATATCAAAAACCGACCTAAGGAATATAATTTCCCAACTGGAGAATTATATTTCCCTAGGTGGGAAAGTGACAGCACCGACCGACACAAGCCAGCGGAACAAAATCCGTATGGCTACCGTGCTCAAACGGAAGCTGGAAAAGAAACTATCATTATCAGAATAAAACATCATGAGTGATTCATTTATCTTATACACATCAGACTATCAATTAATCGAGGGGCTGACGGACGAGCAACTCGGGCAACTGACCCGGGCACTCTTCATATACGCAAGGGATGGCGAGGTTATCAATCTGGAACCAGTCGTACGTATGGCTTTCGTCTTTATCAAAGACAAGATTGATAGAAACCAGCAGAAGTACCAAAAGAAATGCGAACGTAATCGTGAGAACATTCGTAAACGATGGAATAAATCGAATACGAATGATACCAAAGAAAACGAACGTATACCAAGCGATACGAACGTATACGAACGTATACCAAACGATACGACACGATACCTAAGTGATAGTGATAGTGATAGTGATAGTGATAGTGATAGTGTTAGTGATGTTTCTAAAGAAACAAATATATTAGAACCTTCTAAAGAAGCTTCTATGCAAAGTTTTTCCAAGAAAAACGTTTGCGCTGCAGCAGAGCCGCAAAAAAGTTCTGAGAAAAAGAAATCCAAGAAAGGCGAAATCGACTACGCAGCCATCAAGGACTACTGGAACGAGCAGCACGACAAGACCAACAGCGCAATGCGAAGGCTGACGCTGATGACGGACAACCGCAAGGAGGCAATCAGAGGAAGGCTCAAGGACTGCAAGGGAGATATTTCCAAGATTTACCTGGCAATCGACAAGGCTATGGCTAGCGACTATCTGAACGCAGGGCATTCCTGGGCATCATACGACTGGGTAATGACAAGGAAGTATTTCCCGAAGGTGCTGGAAGGAAACTACGACAACACCAAGCCAGCCACAAGCCAGCAGCCGCAATCGGCAGCAGTCAAGGCGCAGGATCCTGCGGCAACGGCAAGACCGAGCATCGGGGAACTCTACGAGCAAGCCAAGCACCAGCAGCCAGCGAGCCAGCAGAACCAAAACAACAAGTTCCGGTGGGTAATCCAGCAGAACCTCGAAGACTTGAAGAAGAACCCGAACAACAAGCCTGCAAAGGATTCGCTGACAAGATACTACGAACGTGGAGTTCTACAGCGGCTGGGCATCGACTGGAAGCCCGAAAAATAACGAATGAGGGCAAGAGTACAATCTTGAAAGAAATTGTTGAATCTAAAAAGTAAAGCGTATGGATAAGTTATATATTCCAGGAGATTTGGTAATGACAAACGGAGTACCGCTAGGTACTGCCAAAGATGTTGTTTACCGAGTAACATCATCAGACCCATCAAAGACTTTGGAGTTGGACGATGGAACGGTTACGAAAGGTGTTGTCTGCTTAGAGAACATCGAAGGTGCGGAATTTGGAGAGAAAGGCTATCTCTTAGGTGACTGCTGTGCTTGGGTTAAGGATATTGTTCCTATTCCTATTACTCAGAAAATTCTATGTAAGAATAAATGGGAAACAAATGATATAGACTATGATTATAGCATCAATGATAAGCTATACTTTCGTGCGTTCCCAGCAGAAAGGAAAGCAGGTTGTATTGAATTAGAAGTCTATAACAATATTGCTCCATCTGATAGCTATGACGTATGCCAAGATGATTTTTATCTTGGGGATATTTATTACGTGCATGAGTTGCAGCACATTCTCTTCGGTCTAGGGCTTAACTCAGAAATGAAGGTGTAATGGAAGAAAGAGTAATAGCCCACGAATGAGGGCAAAATCAGCCGCTCTGGGACGTTTTCACGCTTCGGGCGGTAAATTATAAGGCAAACAGATTTTAAACGCTTAAAACGAAAGAATTATGGCAAAAGAAGTATGTATTGTAAACAACGAATGCTTCAAGACAGAATACCCGGTAGGGTCGACAATTAGCATTGAAGGTGTAAATTGCAAGGTGGTTGAGGATATAGGTCTATCTGAATATAACTGCCACGAGTGCATCTTGAACTGTAAGAGAGAAGGCATTATGTGTATGAATCTTGCTTGTCTGAATAGTGAAAGAGAAGACCGCAAGGACGTACACTTCGTAAAGATTGAAAGCCATGAATGAGTTATTTTTTCACGAATGCAGAGCCGCGGGTCTCGTATTCAAGACCTCGAACGATTGGTTCAAGTGGCTGACCGATAACAGCTACGACATCAAGAAGCCAGTTGCAGAGCACGAAGGCTTCCAGTTCAATATCAAGGATGAGTGCATCAATCCGCACGTAATCGAGTATGCCGCAGAGGGTGCAGACAACTGGGGATGGAAGGTAATGACCGCCAACACCCAGTTCGGCTGGATATGGGGCTACAGCATTCAGAAGGGAAAGCATGGGTACGACAGCCCGGTTGCTTATCCAAGCAGATATGATGAGCTCGGCATATTCTACGGTAATGAGAAAGAAGCGGAGCACGATGCTTTGACCTGCATCATCAGAGACCTCGAGGAGAATGCTGGAACCAAGAACACTAACCTCCTTCTCTGGGCGGCAAAGAAGAAGCGTGCAGACATCATTCATCCACAGCAGGAACTTTTTAAATAGCGAAAAGATATGGTTAGACAACAGATAGGCTTTTTGATGATCGTAGTAGCAGCTACGATTTGTGTAATTGCATTATCAGCAATTTCAGACACTATCCGGCAGTGGAAGACGCTGGACAAGGAAGGAAAGATTGGTGGCTGCTTAATGGTTGCGTTGCTCCTATGGGCAGCAATCACGGCAGCGGCTCTAGGTATTTTATTATAAACAGAAAAAACATGAAAAAGATAGAAATCATAACGGACGAACACCGACATCACGTATACATCGGCAACACCGACTTCTGGCTCGATACCCAAGAACTGGTGGAACTATACAAAAAACTCGGGCGAGTGAAGTTATAAACAATAAAAAACATTCAGTATGAAACGAAGAATAGCAAACAATAAAAACATTCAGACAATGGAACAGAAAGATATTGATATTTACGAAATACTCCAAAATGAAGAGTACGGTACAGAGTTATACACACCAAAATGTGGAAAGGTGTGGCATAGTGGAATGGCAAACGACAAGGACAGTGCGAAAGCAATCTGGACTGAGGACGAAGCCGGAAGAGAACACTTTTTCGACAAGAACGGAAAAATCTATAAAGAAGGAGAAATTCTGCTCTTCCCTTCGAAAAAAATGAGAGACTGGAGCAAGTTCTTCAAGAAGGGAGACGTGCTGGAGTACAAGAAAGGAAACAATCAAGCCACTTGCATATTCGACAGTTACAATGATAATACGACAAAATTGCGATTTACCGGACTATACACGTTGACGAAAGGTAAAATCTGGGATACCCCTACGATCTGGGATATATCCGATTGGGTCAAGAGCGATAATCCTGCTGCCTATATCAAGACCATTGAAGAGCGGCTCGGTGGCAAGTTGAACCGTAAAACTCTGGAGATTGAGAAAACTCAGTCAGATTTCAAGCCTTTCGATAAGGTGCTGGTGAGGAGCGGAGATAACTACAAGTGGCTTCCTGCGTTATTTATTCGTGACCGTGGAGTGGGGTTTGAGAGTAGACACACCGCATTGCCTATCCATAGTGGAGAACCAGCGAGCTTCGCTCAGTGTATCTCATACGATGGCAATGAGTACCTCGCCTTCACGTCAGACCCATTCTAGGACGCATGGCGAGTGAAATATGCAAGGATTGCGATGCCGGGCGAAACTGCATAAATGGCATATACTGCCCGGCACGCAAGCAATATGTAGAACATCAGGTAATACTTGAATGCAATGAGCGATTTCGCAACAAGGGAGAAGAACAGAACGTACTACCAGGAACACCGGGAACAGATCCTCAGAGCCACAAAGGAATGGCGAAAGAGAAACCGGGAAAAATACCGGGCGTATCAAAAGGAGTACTGGAGTAAGCACTACCGGAACTACGGTACAAAGAACCGGGTAGCCGACAGAGCGATGCGTGGTGAGAGGAAGAAGCCGGACTTAGAGAAGGCTCTTTCCATGTTCAAGAATCCGCAGCAGGCAGCGCATCTGGCATGGCTGCTCGAAAACAAAAAGAATAATCGGTCGTGAGTTCAATAATAGAGTTATTAACCAGCGAGGACAGATGGAGATAGGCTCTCTATCAAAACAAATAACTTATAACATCTTGAAATTAAGATATGAGAGCCGGAAACGCATCTCCCGAAGTCTGACAACAAACAAAGAAAGCGAGGTGGTACATGAAGAAATAGAAATAAGACGATGATATAATATTAATTATGCTTTTATCCTACGGCTGGCGGTGGAAGAAGGAAGAACCCTGCAACATATACATTTTGTTATTCATTATTTTGCCCGCAGGCGCAACTTCCGGAATCCCTGCCAGCTTTCTCTATCGCAACCGAAAAGAAGGGAAAGAAAGGGGTAGGGGAAAGATAGGGATAATAACGCATGTGCGCACGTATATGCGCACGTAAAGGGTGTTGGATAATAAACTACACCAGCAAAACAAAATAAACGCTTATACGCGAAATTTGAACAAAATAAGTAATTCAAAGAAAAAAAATGGAAAAAGGAACAGTTATAATTGGAATCGACCCCGACAACCAGGAAAGCGGTGTCGGTGCAGTATATGACGACAAGAAGTTTCTCGCCTATAAAATGAACTTCCCAGCTTTGATAGATTACCTAAGAGCAATGAACGAGAGTTGCAAGAAGATTAAGGTCGTTATTGAAGGCGGTTGGCTCAACAAAAGCAACTGGCATGTGCTCAACAGGTTCATGACAGCAGTCAAGGCAGCAGCAATCGGACGCTCTACCGGAATGAACCATCAGACCGGAATTCTCATCGTTGAGTGCTGCAAACACTACAATATCCCCTGCGAAATCATCAAGCCACTAAAGAAGTGCTGGAAGGGTAAAGACGGAAAAATCACGCAAGACGAAATTGCTTATTTTGTAAGCGCAGGAGAGAAAATGCCGAGAATGAACCAAGACCAGAGAGACGCACTTCTCCTCGCATGGGTCTGTGCAGGATACCCGGTTAGAGTGAAGCCGAAGAAACCGCAGACAACCCTACAGAAGACCATTCGAGCCTTTGATGGATAATACAAAAACGAAGTGTTGGAAAAAGTTAAAAGTGTGCAAAGAACAAACAACTAAAGCAAAAAAGTCGTATCTTTGCGCCAGTGTTTATCAGATAAGCATGGTTTTTTGGACTTAAAACAAGAAGAAAATGAAAACAGAAGAAATCGCACTATCGAGGGTCAGCGAGAACGAAGCGAACCCGAGAACCATAACTGAGGCGAATTTCCAAAAGCTGGTAAAGAGCATTCTTGTATTTCCTAAGATGCTCCAGCTTCGCCCAATAGTCGTAGACGAAACCTACAAGGCACTGGGTGGCAATATGAGAACGAGGGCACTCTGCCACATCGTGAGCATGACACCGGAAGCCATCATGGACGTTCTCGACACAGACCAGCGGCTGACCGATGCAGAGAAGCTGGCAATCGCCAACTACTGGAGCCAGTGGAAGGAGCAGCCGACAGCATCCATCGTCAAGGCATCAGACCTCACGGAAGCGCAAAAGAAAGAATTTATCATCAAAGATAATGCAGGCTTCGGAGACTGGGACACCGAAGCACTGGCGAACCAGTGGAATACCGACCTCTTGAAGGACTGGGGTATTCAAGACTGGCAGCTGCAAGGGTGGATGAGTCCTGATTCATTGAAAAATGGAGAGCAGGCAGACGAGGATCAGAAGGAGGCAAAGGACGATGAGTTCGATGAGGACACAGAGAAAATCCCACAGCGGTGCAAGGAATGCGAACTGTGGCAACTCGGAAAACATCGCCTTATGTGCGGTGACTCCACGGATGCAGAGCAGGTCAAGTTCCTTATGGGGGGGCAAGTGGTTAATCTGTATCTTACAGACCCACCGTATAATGTGGCTTACGGTTATGATGGCGCAGCAACAGAAGGACATCGCAAGGATGGACTGGTCGTCTTAAATGACAAGATGGACAACGATAAATTCGAGGAATTCTTGACAAACGCATTTAACGCTGCCAATGCAAATATGGAAAAAGGTGCTTCGTTCTATATATTCCACAGCGATGTCTACTCATTTTGGTTTCGTAAAGCCCTTATCAATACGGTAGACCTGGAGCTGCGAGAGAATTTGGTATGGGTAAAGAACTCTATGGTATTAGGAAGGCAAGACTATCAATGGAGACATGAACCTTGCTTGTATGGATGGAAGAAGGGAGCAAGCCACAATTGGTTTAGCGACAGAAAACAGACGACCGTTATGGAGTTTGACCGACCGACAAAGAGTGTTGAACATCCGACCATGAAGCCTATTCCACTTTTCGCATATCTTATTCAGAACTCATCGCAGGAAGGCTGGAATGTCTACGACAGCTTCGGTGGCAGTGGTACAACGCTTATCGCAGCTGAGCAGTTAAACCGAAATGCGTTCTTGATGGAGCTCGACCCACATTATTGCGATGTTATCATTGCCCGCTGGGAAAAGCTGACTGGCGAGAAAGCAGTCAAGATAGACGAATTTAAGAAGTAGGTCGAATAGTTGCGATGTGCCGGCTTTTCTCTTCAAGGTTGATAAACTACACCAGTTTGCGGAGAGAGCGGCACACACGCAAAATTCGCAGAAAATAACTTCAAGAAATAAACATTATGCCACAAGGTAATAACAACAAGCATCGAGCGCAGAAAATCGACATCGAGAACCGCCTGCAGATTATCGCACCCTTATACCGCAGAGGGTGGACGGAGCGAGAAATCACGGCAGATGTTCGCAAACGGCTCGACAGACCGAAATACAATCAAGCGCACTGCGACATTCAGCGGTTATTGAAGGAGTGGAGGGAAGAGAGACTTACCGACACAGACGAAAAGATAACCAGCGAGGTGGCAAGGTTGAAGCTGGTAATACGTGAAGCGTGGGAAGCCTGGGAGAAGTCCAAGGAAGACTACCACGTGCAGAAATCAACACAGCATGGACTGCCACTCCGAGATGAGCAAGGAAGGCAGATTTCCATCGAGACCGTCAAGGCGATAATGTACGATGCCGAAAAGCGAGGATTCGGAGAACCACGCTACCTCGACATCATCATCAAGGCAGAGACGCAAATCTGCAAGCTGCTCGGACTGGATAAGGTCGTGCTCGACCTGAACGCAGGCTTCCAAGGTGGCATCGAGGTACGCTACATCAACTCGGGACACCAGTGCGCATCAAGCGAGCAGGAAGTAATCGAGCGTGAGGGCTTAGATAAAGAATAATTTAACCATAATTTTGTTTTAAGTTTTTATTGTTTGAAAGAATGGCACTATTTGACGTTATTGGTGAACTGTATGACCCGAATGCGGACGTGAAGCCAAGGTTCCTTGTGAACCAGGGCGGCACGTCCTCGGGGAAGACATACACCATCATGCAGCGTCTTATAGTGCTTTCTTTTGAACACCCCATGGCAATTATCACGGTGTGCGGTCAAGACCTCCCGAACTTGAAAGTGGGAGCCATGCGAGACCTAGACACCATCCTGCACTCAAGGGCAGAGTTGCTGGACTGGTTTAAAAACAACAAGAGCGACAGCAGCTACAGAGGCAAGAACGGCTCCATCATCGAGTTCAAGAGTTATCAAGATGCGCAGGACGCAAAGAACGGTAAGCGAGACTATCTGTTCGTGAACGAGGCGAACGGTGTGCCCTACGAAGTGTTTTGGCAGCTAGCAATCCGAACCCGAAAGCAGGTATTCATCGACTACAACCCAAGCGCACGCTTCTGGGTGCACAACAATATCATCGGCAGGGATGATTGCAGATTGATCCTGAGCGACCACCGCAACAACAGATTCCTTACAGAGAGCGAGCACAAGAAAATTGAAGAGATTGACGACCCCGAACTTTGGAGAGTATATGCGCGTGGACTGACCGGAAAGATAACCGGGCTTATCTTCACAAACTGGGGCATCGTTGACAAGCTGCCACCAAGGGATGAGTGGAAGATGGAATGCAGGGGTATGGACTTCGGATTCACCAACGACCCAACTGCGCTGGAGCATGTTATATTGGCGCACGGAGAGTTATGGGTGGACGAAGAAATCTACCAGCCTGGAATGACGAACGATGACATCGCAGACCGATGCAAGGAAAACGGACTGACAAAACGAGACCTTATCATTGCGGATTCGGCAGAGCCTAAGAGCATTCAGGAGATACACAACCGAGGTCTGTGGATAATCGGCAGCACCAAGGGAGCGGACAGCATCAACAACGGCATCGACATCTTGAAGCGTTTCCGCATCAACATAACCAGACGCAGCCACGGCATCATCGGGAACATGCAGCAATACAAGTGGAAGAAGTCAAGGGATGGAGAGACAACGAACCAGCCTATAGACGCATTTAACCACGGCATAGACGCAATACGATACGTAGCCTTGAAGAAGTTATCCGTAGCAAGCCATGGAACGGCTAGGGCGCACGTATTGAGGCAAAGATAACGACAAAAAATATAAAGCGTATGGATATTAACACTACATTCAAGTACTGGCTGGCAGTTGCTAGGCACACCAGCTACAAAATCGGCAAGCAGCCACGACCTGCATTTGTCGGAGGTAAACAAGTGCCCGACAATCTCAACCAGCTATCCATCGGGCAGCTGATTGACCTTTCCCAGCTATCAGACAGCGAGGAAAGTCTGTATCAGATAGTGACAACCGTCCTCGGTCTGAGCCACAAGGAAGTGGAGCATGCTAGGGCGGTTGATGTCGTTATGCTCATCGGCTGGGTAACATCAGAGGTGGAGCGCATCAACAAGCTATTCGAAAGTACAGACACAGCGAAGCCAACGAGACTGGAGAAGGAGGCAGGCATCGATACCCTGCGGTTCGGACTGTTCGGCATGCTGGACTGGTATGCGGTAAGGATGGGCATCAGCGACCACGACCAGGTTCTAAAAACTCCATGGCTTCGCATCTACAAGTGCATGGAAATGGACAACAAGAGAAGCGTGTACGAGCGAAACCTGCAGAAGTTGCAGGCAGAGGAAATGAAACGTAAATCTAGATAATTATGGCAACAATCAGAGAAACATTGAAGCATCTGGCAGCAGACACGCTACCAGACTATACCTACCTATTCGAGGACTGGGACACAGCAGACACCAAGCTGGAGAAGCTGAACTATCCGGCAATCGTGTGCATCATCCCAGCCAGTGGTACGACAGAGATACGAAACGGCAGGGTATACGACACCGTGAACGTTGCCCTGGCTTATCTCGACACCGTACCGAGGGCAGCGGATGGAGAAGACAACGGAGAGTGCATCGACCGAATGAAGGTGGCAGGGGCAAGGATGATACGAGCCATCAACCAGTCGCACCAGTTCGAACCGCTGGAGGGGCAGCAGTACTACGAGACAATCATCGAGCGCTTGAGCACGATCGTGTCGGGCGTAATGTACTCCCTTCAGCTGACACAGAGCATAGGAGGGTGTGAGGTATGAGCAAGGGAGGTATTCAATTTGACCCCAAGGCGGCATCGCTCATCATGCGTGAGGAAGTGGAGAGAGCACGGCAGCTTATCATCAACCACATACGTATCAACGGACAGAACGCATCAGGGCGAACGATAGCGAGCCTTAAAGTGGAGCAGCCCAGCGAGGAAGAAACCATCCTCTGGGGACACAAGCCATTCGGGATTCTCGAAACCGGACGAAGGTCAGGAAAGATACCATACGGCTTCCGTGGCATCATCCGGCAATGGATGAAAGACAAGGGACTGCACGGCACACCTATACCCTACAAGACCGACCGGGCACACAAGTACACTCCACAAGAGCGTGGCGACATGAGCATGGCAGGAGCCATCGCCCACACCATCGCCAACAAGGGTTCTAAACTGCACCGGACTGGCGGCAGGGCTGACGTATACAGCAACGTTGTGCCCGACACGATGAAGCGGCTGGGGCAGCGACTTATTTTCTTAATCCACCAGTCGGTGGGCAGTATCAAACTTAACAATGAGACGGTATGAGAGAGACGACAAAAAACAATATCACGATTCAATATCCGGACGCTGTAGGCTTCGCATTCCTTCCTTGCATCATCAAGGCGAGCGGAAATAACCTATCGTGGATTGAGGTAATAATCAGAGAGAACTACATAGAACGTTCCTACAATGTGGAAGCGTTCAACGAAAAGTGCATAACGGACTTCAAGACATACGTGCAAGCTCTCTTTGACGGACATATCAATGCAGCCTACGATTGGACAATAGACTATGATTCCAGCGTTCTAAACCGTCTAGTGAGAATCAAGGTAAACGCATACGATGACGGAAACGTACAGCTTGCGAGCGTCGACTTCACCACGAACATAGTTTGGGGCGCACCAAAGTATGGGGAGACGTGGAACGGCTACAAACGCCTTACATGGTTTACTCATTATCCGTTCACCTTTGGCATATACTTAAGCAAGTTGAACGCCAACCTACTAATCGGTTACGAGGGAGTACCAAATAAGCTACTGAAGATTCCGATTAACGGTATTGTGGACTTCTACGTAGGCATATTGCCTAGTGGCGCAAAATACTGGAACATCTACGATTATGACGGAGAGATTCAGCAGGGAACTTTCGACAATACTTTCGACCTTACTTTCAGTCTAGCCACCGGTGGCAAGCAGTCTCTATTGCTTCGCATCGACAGAGATGATGCCGAGATCGGTATCTATTTACGTTGGATTGACCGACACGGATTTATCCGCTATTGGCTCTTTGCGGCTGGGGAGGAAACGAGGGAAATAGCCAGCGACCTGAGTTTCATACGCAACAATTTAGACGATTATCTATACGGCTACTATGGCGATAATGGAAGAAGGCAGGGATACGATCGTACGGACTCCATTAAACTTTGTGCTCCTTTGGTAGACCGAGATACGTTTGACATGCTGCAAGACTTGGCAAGCAGCCCAGTCGTTGACATGTACCTCGGTGGAGACTGGACGCAAGAGGAAGACCAGTGGATGAGCGTAACAATCAAGGCAGGAAGCTACACGAAGAGCACAGCTTGCTTGCAGGATTTCGTGTGCGAAATGATAATCAATAACATTAACGTTCAGAGACTATGACAGACCAGCAACTTTACATTGACGGTGTTTTGATTGACTTGCCGGAGAACACCGATGTGGTGCTCGACATCAAGAGCAACCTTTTTCGTGACGTCACGAAAATGACCTCGAACTACACGTACACCATCCAGTTGCCACGGACGGTGCACAACCTTTCAGTTTTGCAACAAGCGGATAGACCGAAGAGCGGCAGCAGATACCCCTATATTTTCCATAAGTGCAGTTATTTCCGTGGTGGTGTGGAAATTATCAAGGACGGACGCTTGAACGTTCTGAGCATCGAGGAAAATGTTGAGGTCTCAATCTATTGGGGTATAATGCCAGCGTTCACGAAGCTACTAGAGAGCGGAATGAAACTGAACGAACTGGGAGTGACAGACAGAGTGCTTTTTGAAAAGTACAACACTCCAAACACCAGGGAGGAAGCCGTGAGCAATGGGATATTCTTTGCTTATTACAATCCATACCGAATTGAGAGCAAAGATAACTTTGGCATTAATTTGGTGCAGAGGAATAAATATACCACGACACAATACTCGCCTAGCCGTGGACGCATCAGAACAGGTACAGAGGTCGGAAAGTATATAAGCGGAAATATAGAGAGCGCATCGAACATGATCTGTGCTCTTATCCCTTTCTTGCCATCATCAACGGCAAATGTGCAAGCGCAAGGAAAGGGCGATTACAGAAGCTATGCAGTACTGGATAAGTACATGCGGGTTATATCCGTGAGCGGAGAAGATGAGACGCTGGAAGTATACACCATCAGAGGAGAGGCAAGGGCTGCGTACCTTGTAGTGAATGCGCCTGCAGAATATTACGGCACTTTATCGCTATCTGTTACCGGGCTGACACCTATGTACGAAATGATAGATGGCGATAACGAAGAGGATTTCGTGGGCGATGATGTGGCGGTGAACGAACATAAGACTTCTCCAAAATTCTTGCAGCCATGCGTGACCGTAAACTGGCTATTGTCAAGGATAGCGAGGAAGTCGGGCGTATCTTTCGTTTGGCAGGATGATGAAGCAAAGAAGATGTTGAACAACCTTGTTGTGCCTATCATCAACAACAAGGCAGACGACAAGACAATTATTGGTAATCTGACCGCAGACGTTAAGAGCCGTGACGGACTGGGTGCGCTTTCCTTTTCCGTCAACAACTCATTGACATCAGTCAAACCAAGCACAGGCAGCGATGTACAGAAACTGACGATAACAAAGGATTGCGAACTGAACTTTGATGTGCAAGTGCAATACTACGTCAGACATCAGTTTGAAGACGCAGCGGAGATTCAGTTGCCTATGGGCGTGAAAATGATCGTAACAACACCAAGCACTACTGGAGGTGAGGCATCCACGCAGGAATACGAGTTCGGAGATTTGAAATACGAGGATGGTCAGGTTAAGTACCCGGTCGTACTACGCAGCTATGCTATCAACGGCTATCTTTATTTGCTTTCGGCAGGAACGAACACAATATCGCTAAAGAAGGACGATGTACTGACGTTTGAGACTATCATGCACGGAATAAACACGGTTAACCTGCCTTCCGTTTATGGCGGCAAAATCACAGCTAGCGTCAAGACTGGGGACAGCGTACCGATTGGGGGAAGTTTCCCTATCGGCATAAACCTGCCCGAAATCGAAGTAACAAACTTTATTAAGTTTTTGGCTTTGATAACTGGCTCATTCCCTAGACAGCTGACCAATAGCACGCAAGTACAGTTTATCATGTTTACCAGAGTTTGGGCAAACAAGGCGAACGCCTACGACTGGAGCGGAAAACTCATTCCGTATGACCGACAAGGTGCACCACGGAAAAGCGAGTATTCCGTTTCAGACTTCATGCAACACAACCGCTACAAGTGGAAGGAAGACGAAGAGACGCATGGAGACTATGATGCAGACCTTGCAATCAGCAATCCAACTTTGGACTATGAGCAGGACACGTGGACGCTACCTTTTGCAGCCAGCGATGACAACCGCATACCGATAAGAACACTGGATTCGTTCGGCATGAAGAGCGGTGGCGAGTATAAGGGTTGCAAGGAGCGAATAATGACGCTAAGAGACGACAAGGAGCAGGCGGCACTGCGATTCGACATTGACCTTCAGAACATCTTTGATACGAAGTACAAGCAGCTTGTTGCAAGCATCGCCAATGCGCACGTAATCACGGAGCGGCTCAATCTGTCGGACTTGGATATCCTGGATTTTGACGAAACGAAGCCAGTGTACCTTGCCCAGTACGGAGCGTATTTTGCGGTTCTCGAAATCAAGACAACAAACAGCGGATATTGCGAGGTTACAATGATAGAGTTGAACAACTAAAAAGAACGAACTATGGTAAGTGAAGACAAACAGCAGATTCTTGACATAAAAGTCAAGTACGAGGATGCAATCTATGGCATCATCAGATACAAGGAAAAGATAGACCAGCTAAAGGCAAGCATCAAGGACTTGCAGCAGCAGGAAAAAGACAAGACCATCACGACCAACGAGATGAAGGTGCAGACGGAAGCCATCAACGCAACCATCAAGGAGTACCAGTACAACGTGCGCACCTTGCGGAAGGAGATCCAGAACAACGTGCGCACAGAGAACGAGCAGGAGGGCAGCTTGAAGCAGCTGCGTGCCCAGCTATCCAATGCCACCAAGGCTTACGATGAGATGAGCCGTGCCGAGCGTGATAGTTCCAAGGGTCAGGAGATGCAGGAGCATATCCAAGACTTGATAGAGGAGCTGAAAGAGGCTGAGGAGGCTACTGGAAGATTTCAGCGCAGTGTCGGCAGCTATTACGATTCCATGATGAAGGCGGCTGACGACCTGCAGAACACCGAGTTTTTCGGTTTTGATGTTGTTGATGATACTGGAATCGGAAAGGTTATGGAAATGGGAAAGTCCGTGGAAGACCTAAAGGTAAAGTTTGGTGCGTTGAAAAATACGGCTCTTTCCTTATTGACCAACCCTTATTTCCTCGCCATGGCAGGTGTGGCTGGTGTCGGAATGGCTTTCAAATGGTTCTATGACTACAACAAGGGCATAGAGGAAGCCACACGCAAGACCATGCAGTTCACTGGGCTTTTCGGTGACGAAATGAAATCAGTGAGAAATCAAGCCTTGGCAATCAGCGAGACGTTTGGCGTGGATTTTGGCGAAACCTTGCAATCCGCAAATGTAATGAGCAAGCAGTTTGGCATCAGTGTATCAGAATCGCTAAAGCTCTTGCAAGATGGATTTGTGGCTGGTGCGAATGCTAGTGATGGGTTCCTAGAGAACGTGAAGGAATACCCAACGTACCTGAAGGAGGCTGGATTGAATGCGGAGCAATTCGTGGCAATTTCAACCAACGCCACCAAGCAGGGAATATTCTCTGATAAGGGTCTTGACACCATCAAGGAGGGTAATCTTAGACTTCGAGAGATGACTACCGCAACAGCAGCCGCATTGGATGGCATAGGTATATCAAGCAAGAAAGTTCAGAAAGAACTGCAAAACGGTAGCAAGACCACATTCGACATCATGCAGGAGGTCGGTAACAAGCTAAAGGAGTTCCCTGCTTCATCAGCCAAGGTAGGAACAGCCATCGCAGATATATTTGGAGGTCCTGGCGAGGATGCAGGACTAAAGTACATCGAGACCCTCGGAGACATTGAGATGAACATGGATAAGGTCAAGGAACAATCCAGTGATGTTGCCAAGGCTCAGGAAAAGCAGGTGGAAGCCAACAAGCGTTTGAAGGATACCGCAAGTGCACTCTTTGACGTTACTGGTGGCGGCTTTGAAATGATGAAGGCTCAGGCGGCAACATTCGTAAGCAACCATCTAACGAAACTATTGAGGGCTATCATCAACCTCTATAACCAAAGCGTGGCATTTAGGGGATTGATTCAGTTGATAGGCTTTGCGTTTAAGTCTGTCGGACAGGTTGCCTTGCTTGCCTTCAACATCATCATAGATGCCATTAAGCTTGTTGCAAGACCAGTGAGGGGACTGTTGCAGATGTTTGAGGGCTTTTTCTCCTTTGACGTGAAGCAGATGCGAGACGGCTTCAATTCCATCTTTTCGGGTCTTGGCAATACCGTGAAGGAGGCTTGGGGAGACTTGAAGAAATTCGGCAGCGGAATGGCTGATGCTATCGTGGGTGGCATGAAGAATACTTTTAACCATGCTAACATCAAGATACCAGTCAGCGCAGATGCGCCATCCATGGCGACCGCCACAACCGACAATACAAAGCTCAAGGACGGCACTAATATCGCCAGCACTACCCCTAAGACCAAGAAGGAGAAGGCAGCAGCCGACAAGGCGGCAAAGGAGGAAGCCGAGCGCAGGAAGAAGCAGGAAAAGGAATTGCAGGAAGCGATTGCGCTTATACAGTACAAGTACAACGAGCAGGTAATGGACGCAAAGAAGCGATACCTCGCAGGCATGTACGACAACGAGCGAGATTACAGCAACGACCTCGAACAGCTTGAGAAGAACATGGTAGCGAGGAGCATTGACGCATACGTGGCGGCAGGGCAAATCGGAGCGGAAAAGGCGCAGGAAATGCAGGCAAAACTTCTCGACATCATGATTAAGGCGAAAGCGGACTTGAAGAACCAAGCCAAGGAGATTGTGGACGAACTCAACAAGGAGTTCGAGGATGCAGAGAAGGCACGCAAGGATGCGGACATCATGAACGGTGGCACTGGAGAGGAAGACGATACAGCCAAGCTGGAGAGATACAAGGCTTTCCTTCAGAGCAAGATTGACGCCTACAAGAACTATGCAGCCGTTCAGGAGCAGCTACAGAAGGATTTGAGCGATGCAGAAGTCAAGGAGCAAGAGGAAGCAAACAAGAAAAAGGCAGCTTTGACGGAAGATCAACTGAAAATGATGAGCGACATGATACAGACAATGGGAGACGGTCTTTCCGCGTTCTTCGAGAGCGAGGATAAATCGCTGCACTCATTCCTAAAATCGATGCTGACATCAATACTTGACGCAATCGAGATAGCAGTTAACGCTTACTATGCACAGATCCTAGCGAAGGAGATTGCAAGCAAGTCGTGGGGAGGTGTTGCGAGTGCAGCAGCATTAATGGTACTTATTAAGGCAGCATTCGCAGGAGCAAAAGCACTCGTCAAGGGCTTCTCCACTGGTGGCTACGTCCAAGGCTCGGGCACTGGAACCAGCGACAGCATCCCGGCAAGGCTTTCCAATGGCGAGAGTGTAATGACCGCCAAGGCGACTTCGATGTTCAGCCCTATATTATCCGCATTCAACCAGCTAGGAGGGGGTGTTCCTATCGTAGCGAACAACGGATGCAGCAACATCGGCATGGATATGCTGGCGGCAGCTGTAGCAAGAGGGTATCAGATGGCTCCACAGCCAATAGTGAGCGTGGAAGAGATAAACCGCACCCAGCGGAGAGTGCAGACGATAGAGAATATCGGCAGGCTCTAAGGGTGCAGTTATTTCATCAAGATTTGCGTTCTGAGCGTTTTTCGCTTGAAGGTGGTAAAGTTACACACCCAAGGCAATAAAAGCCGCTTAGAGCGCAAAATTTTTGCTTGTTTAGAAAAATTAACTGCTTACGAGATAAACATATAGAAAAATATCGTATCTTTGCAGCGTTTTAAAACTTAAAAAAATCACGATTCAATGGCAAAACTCAGAATATACAACGACATCGACAGCCAAGACAACAAGTTCTGGTATCAATGGTTGGGAGGCGATTGCGTATGTTTTCAGGATATAGATGCTTTTGCGGCAAGCATACCGAAAGACGATGATACCATCGATATGCGCATCTTCTGCAATGGCGGCTCTGTTGTCGAAGGTTGGGCGATATACGACCGACTGCGGCAGAGCGGAAAGAAGATTTCCTGCACCGTGGAGGGCAAGGCAGCATCCATGGCAACAATCATCATGCTCGCAGCACCAAAGGAGAGCCGCAAGGCATACGAGAACGCTGCCTTCCTCCTGCACAACCCTTGGGTTCCCGGCTGGGGGTTGGGCGACCAGCTGAACGCAAAGGACTTGAAGAACCTGGGCGAGGAAATGCAGATGTGGCAGGATAAGATGGTGGACGCATACGTAGAGCGGTGCGAGTGCGATAGGGAAGAGATACAAGCCTTGATGGATAAGGACATCTTCATCAACACCAGCGAGGCTTTGCGCCTAGGTCTTATCAGCAGCACCATTGTACCACTCAGCGCAAGCGCATCAAAACGCAACATAGAAAATTTTATCAATTCAAAACAACAAAATCCAAAAGCAATGGAGAAGAAAACAGAAGTAAAGGCTTCTCTCCTCGACAAGATTCTCGCAAAGTTGGGCGTGAAGACACTGGAGGAAGCAGAGCAGGCGGTGGCAGAGCCACAAGCCAAGGCAGAGCCAAAGGCGATGGAACTCAACACAGCAGACGGACAGACACTGACCGTTGAGCGTGAAGAGGGAGATCCACAAGTTGGCGACAAGGCAAGTCCGGACGGAACGTTTGAAATGCCCGATGGCAAGACAATTGTTGTCGAGGACGGTGTAATTACCGACATTCAGACCGCAGACAACACCGACAACGACAATGAGGGCGGTGAAGGCGGTGAAGGCGGCAGCGCATCAAGCACCGACAACGACACCTTAGCCAAGTTGAAGCAGCAGGTAGCAGCACTCAAACAGCAGTTGAACGACACCAAGGCACAGCTGGCAGGCGCACAGAAACTCGCAAAGAGCAAGGAAGACATGCGCATCCTGAATGCCGTGAAGATGGCAGGCGGTGCGGAGAAGGTGCTGGCAGGCTACAGCAGCCACTACCAGCCAGCACAGCGACAGCCAAGCGGCAAGGGCGCAGGCGACAACGTGAACGCTGTCGAGGAAGGCAAGAACGCTATCAAGGAGAGACTTGCCAAGCTCCACAAAAAAGGCAAGAAATAATCAAGTATTAACCCATTAAATCAAAAGAAAATAATGGCAGGATTTACAAAACAGCAACTCGAGAATCTTGAACTCGAGCCAGAAAACCTCGCAAGCATCAAGGATGCCGTGCAGGAAACCTTCTACAACGATGAAGACTTCTCTTCATTCGTTAACATCATGAAGGTCAAGAACGATGATCCAATCGCACTTATCGGTGAGATGGAAATGGTCGGCAAGAAGGGTGGCGGTTGCGACCCTACCTACGAAGAGAAGGGTATCGCCAACTCTCAGAAGCGTTGGGAACTCGGACAGTGGGAGATTCCTATCAAGATTTGCTACGAAGCATTGAAGGGTTCAATCGCAGAATACAGCCTTAAGACTGGTACAGCCATTGGCGACCTTACCAGCACCGACTTCATGACCATCTACACCGATGCACTCCAGCGAGCCATGCAGCAGATGATTTGGCGTTTCGGCTGGTTTGGTGACAAGGCGGCAGCACTGGCAGGTTCAGGTGGCGGCAAGCTGACAGCAGGGTCGGACGTTAGCATGTTCAACGTTTGTGACGGTCTGTTCAAGCGCATCTTTACAGCCACAGCGACAAAGAACCATACCACCATCGCAGCCAACAGTGAGACCACGGCAGCAGAGCAGGTTTCATCATTGCGCAAGAAGGGTGCAGCTACAGCAGTCGTAGACGCAATCTTGATGGACGTAGACACACGTATCATTGACGATAGCGATGCAGTGTTGCTTATGACACGTTCGCTTGCTGACGCATTGACCTACGACATCAAGCAGACCTACCACGATATTATGCCGTGGGAGAAGGTGTTCGATGGCTTCGATGTAGCGACCTACAACGGAGTGAAGATTGCCCGTGTCGGCATCTGGGATAGAATGATTAACGCATACGAGAAGGGCGAGACGACAATCAACCTTCCACATCGTGCGGTCTTCTGCAACCCTAAGCACCTTATGATTGGTACAGACGCAGACAATCTCATCAGCGACCTCGACATCTGGTTCGAGAGGACTGAGCGCAGAAACTATCTCTATGCTACCGGTAAGATTGGCACGGCTCTCCTCGAAGAGGGCATGATCCATGCAGCTTACTAATCGCTCCAAATTTTCAGTTTAGTATTAAGTTATTTTGACAATCCTCAACACCCACAAAACGGTGTTGGGGATATAACAATTTAAAACGAATTAATATGGCAACAACTTGCGAGAGCCTTATCGCCCAGGACATCATCATCCCTTGCGAAGACCAAGTAACAAAGGGATTGGAGGGCGATGGACTTATCATCAACCGAGACGACATTGACTTCACTAAGTGCGTTGTCGAAGGCAATACAATTAAAACATTGGTCTTGAAGACTGGCAAGAAAGCATACGCCATCCGGCAGGAGGGCAGCAAGCCTTTTACCGGAACCAAGACCGAGCTGACCGTTGGCACGTACCGCAACAGCTGGAAGAACACCGTAGCAGTCGTGGTATTGGCAAACACACCTGACGTTTGCGCAAATGTTATCGATGGACTGGCGAACGGAAAGTTCGTTATCATCCTGCGCAACCTCTCTAAGGGAGCGGACGGAAGTGCAGAGTACCAGGTATTCGGATATGCGCAGGCACTGAAGGCAAGTGCAGGCGAGAACGACAAGTACTCAGACGACACCGAGGGTGGCTGGCTTATCACGCTGGAAGAGGAGAGCGTACCGAAGGCAGCTTATTTCTTCTTCGACACAGACAGCGAGACCACAGCAGCCAAGTATAAGAGCCTTCTGACGGAAGCAGCAGCGTAGCCTATGACATACAAGGAAGCAACAGCCAAGGTCTGGGAGTTGAAGGCACGTTTCGATAGTCCCTTTGATGCAACCGACAAGGCAGTTATAGAAACTCTATATTTCGAGGTAACACGGAAGCGGTTTGTTCCGACAACCTGCCAGCAGTGTTACCACGATGCTTTAATCGAAATTTATCTAAAACTCAAAAAAGAAAAGGCAATGCCAAAAACATGTAATTACGCTATGAAGGCAGGTTTTATCATTTCCTGCCCGGATTTCTACCATGGTAAGATTTTCACTAATGAGAACCTGACCGACAAGGTAGCGCATGAATATCTGACGAAGTACCCACACATGGAAAGCTACTTTCAGAAGATACCCAGTGATGAACTCATCGAGAACAAGCAGCATCCAGCAGGCAGCGACAGCGGTGCAGATGATACCGCAGGGACAGATCCTGCCGAAAAAGCAGCAGGCAGCGACAAGAAAAAAGACCTCGACCAAGCCGAGAAAGCAGGCAAGGAAGAGTAACAAAACAACAAGTAAAACGACACAAGCAGTATGAACGTTAAGACAGTTAAGAAGCCAAAGCGAAGGGTTGATATTTGCTACGTCAGCCGATTCAAGATGCAGGCATACGGATATGACAATCTATATCCGCAGAACCTCGCACGCATCACGGAAGCCAGCGGTACGGCAATGCTGTGCCTTAACCGATATGCCCGATTCATTGAGGGCTACGGCTTTGATAGCGACATTCTAGCAGCGTTAGCGATGAACCAGCAAGGGGACACGGCAGACGATTTGCTCCGGAACGTAGCGCAAGACCTCGCACGCTTTGGAGGCTTTGCCCTTCATGTAAACTACAACGTTCTAGGGCAGGTGTCGAGCGTGAGCCACGTACCCTTTGAAAATTGCCGACTGGAAGAGACGGACGACAAGGGGAACGTGGCGCACGTCTTGCTGCATCCAGACTGGGAGCAGAAGAAAACGAGGAACGGAAAGCGGTTGATGGTGAACGACAAGACTATCGAGCGCATCAACGTATTCAACCCCGACCCCGACATCGTTCTTGAACAGATTGAGAACTCTGGCGGCATCGACAGCTACAAGGGGCAGATTCTGTGGCAGAGCCTAGACGGACAGTTTATCTATCCGACAGCCAGCTACGATTCAGCCATCACGGAGATTTCGACCGATGAAGGACTGGGCAACGTGAAGATGCGAAACGTTCGCAACAACTTCCTCGTATCATGTATGCTCGTAACCAAGAAGGGCGTTCCAAAGTTCGATGAGAATGGCGAAGAGGTGGAGAGCGGACAGATGATTTCTGATGAAGACCTTTTGCAGTTCCAAGGGGACGAGAATACAGCGAAGATTCTTGCTGTAGAGGTTGAAAACGAGGAAGACGAACCAAAAGTTGTGGCTTTCCCTACGAAGAACTTCGACAAAGAGTTTTCCGTAACTGACAGCAGCGTTATCGAGCGCATCTACGCACAGTTTCATCAAGAACTCTTCTACTCCATCCGTATTGGCAAGCTGGGATTCAGCGGACAAGTTATGCAGGACGCTTACGAATACTATGCCGGAGAGGTGACGACAGAGCAGCGTTTCATCGAGCGAGCCTTCAAGAAGATTTTCAACAGCTGGCATGACCAAGCCATTCAGAAACTAGACCCCAAGCTACAGCCGCTGAAGTATATCAGCAGCGATGTGGCAGGGAACAACACGATAGATTAATAGAGCCTATGGGAGAACAAAGAAAACAACTTATTACGGTTGATCAGTTCCGAGAACTGGCACGACCGACCAGCACACACCTAGATGAGGATGAAGTGAACGCATACATTCGGGAATGCGAAGATGCGAACATCATACCAGCCATTGGGTGGGAGCGGTTCAAGGCAGCGACCGAGCAGGGAGAGTGGGGCGATTCAGTATTGCCCGATTTCCAGCCTGCAACTTTCCTGGACGGTGGCGAATACACCACCAAGAAGGAGGGAGATTGCAGCCAAGACGAAACCAAGGAGCAGAAGTACACCAGCGGAATACGCAAAGCACTCGCTTATTTCACGTATGCGAGACTTTTTCGTTCAGATGGCACAATTATAAGCCGAGCAGGTGGAATGCGCCACAGAGACGATTATTCAGACCATGTTCAAGATGTTTCGAGCAACAAGCAATACAACGACATCATGGATATGGCAGAGAGATATTTATCAGATTCCCTTGAATACCTCAAACACTTCACCCCGAAAGGGGAAGTGAAGCCACAGCGAGGAACGAGGGCACACATTCACGCAATAGGAGATTAATATATGAAAACAATAGACGAAATTAAACAGCAGGCGGAAGCGGTCAAGAACGCTACGCAGGTGGGCGAGAACACAGCCGAGAGGGTAGGCGGTGCTCTCGCTGGCCTTGCAGAGATTGCAAAAGCACAAGGAGACGAGATAAGCCACGCAAATCTACATGTCTATACGGATAGCTATGAGCTGAATAAATACATCAAGGAATTGTATTTCGATTCCGATGTAGATTTGTCGGACGTAAAGAAGGTTCGCATAGTCAAGAGCTCTAGCCATAATATATTTGCTATTCAGTTTATTGATAGTAAAGGCGTATATATTCATAACTTTAGCTCACCTACTCCATCTAACTCTATATTAAAACTTAGAGATACTGGTCTTTCTGAAACTAAAGGCTATGGCTACATTTTAATTGATTGGAATTTATTTAATGTTGACCATCCAGATTCAGAACATGAGATATTGGTGAATTGTAATATTCGTAATATGCAAAATTTGGATTTTAGTCCAAGTATTAAGGAAAGTATTAGTATAAAAAGCAATCAAATTAGTGCTAATAGTTACCTGCCTGACTATGTACTAGGAATAGATAGTGGTACATTTCAAGGTAGAGAATATTTCACATGTATATATCCTGAAGCTATTGTTGATAAATACGGCAACTTTAAATTGAATGGTGAGAAGAAACTTATAATTCAAAATTTAAAAGAACCTCAGAGTTCATATCCTAACGTTAAAGAGATTAACGTTGATGTTGAATTAACTCTTGATGGAGAAATAGTAAAGTCTTCAAAAATAAAATATATAAAAGCAAATAGAAATAATGCTAAAAATAAAAAAATATTATTGCTTTCTATTGGAGATTCCATCACAGAACAAAACCCATCATTCAACAATTCAGATGAAGGTGGAAGCTGGTCTAACTTTATTAAGCAGTTCGCATTAAAAGATAATGAGGACATTGGAGATATTTCATTAAGTTTGTTAGGTACAAGAAATAAATATACAAGAAATGTTGATTATAACAGTAAGAAAATACCATGCAAGAATTTTTCTGAAGGGCGTTCAGGATGGGCTACTTATGGCTATTTAAATTGGAGTAAATGGGTCAGACTGGACGGTAAAGCCTACGAGTCTGATTTTGCTTTTATTGGTGCAGAAGCAATGTATTACGCTTTAGGACTTGCAACAAAAACACCATTTGATAGTTCTGAAAATGGGCGAGACTATGTGGAATTTATAAACACCCAAGAAGTATTAAATGAAATAGTTAGTACTCCTTTAGGACGTTTTAAGCCAAACTCGAATGAGAAATTATATAAAGCTTTAAAAAACTATAAAGACTTTGCAACATTAAATCCTAGTGATTATAATGAAACTGAAAGTGACAAGGCTGTTATAAAATATTTGGAAGATAGTATGGACAGTCCTGACAATCCTTTCTATTCAAAAACTAAAGCAAGAGCATATACGGGAAACCATATCTGGACTTATAGCAACGCTTTTTCTATCGAAGAGTACATTAACAGATATAGGACTTTAGATTCTCTTGGAAATAGACTTGAAGGTAGCCCAGGACAAAATGTAGAAGGTAAAGATGGAATAACATATAAAATCGGAACATCTATCAATAATGTAAATGATGTAGATGTTTCTATACCTACTCATGTTATTGTATCTTTAGGAACAAATGACTTTTTAATTTCTAATGAGAAAATAGCAGAGCTTATATATGAATTATTAAATGTTTGTAAAGATGCTGGGATAAAAAATGTGGGATATTTTTTGCCTAGAAGACCTGGAGTTTTAAATCCGAATATTTGGTTAAATTATGGAACGCAAAGAAAAATATCAGATTTTATTTGCGAAAAGGAAAAATGTATTCATAAAAAGGTAGGAGGATTGAATAAAAATGGTATAAGTTATATACCGGCATACTTTACAGCTTCTCCAATATCGAGTGGTTATCAAGATAGAATTGCTTTTGACTTAGATGATATTGTAGAACAAAACAAAATCGTTAGTGGAAGTGATAGCGTACATCCGTCTGCATTTTGGCACAGAAGTGTTGGTTATCAATGTTTAGCTTGGATATACTGGAGTTTACAAGCATGAACTCTAAGTCTCTGAGTTTGGAAATTAAAAATAAGACAATATGAAGAAAAATAAGAAACAATTACATGAAGCACTTGCAGTGCTTCTTACCAAACTTTCATCGGCAAGGGAGAATCCCTTACTGATGGATAACTACGCAGTGAAAGCCTTGCGCACGGTTCTTTTGGATTTCAATGAATCGGGCGAACTTCACGAAGCATACAAGGAGCAGATACAATCCACGCTGGAGAGTGACAACCCCTGGGTAGCTATGATGATGAAGTCAATTGGCGCAGATCCTACTATTAATATGACCGATGAAGCCATTGATGGAATGATTGATTCTATGTTGGGCAACGATTAAAACATTTTGTTATGAATGACAAGGAGAAAGAACTATGGCGAGTTATAGACAACGTAATCAAGTGTTGCGCTATTGAACTGCCGAGCGGAGAGTTGAGCATTACGAGAGAAGACGTTCTCGGCAAGTCGAGAGCAGAAAACCTCGTAATGACACGATGTATGGTCGTTGAGCAGATGATACATGCAGGATTCAGCATAACGACCACTGCGACCGTATTAAACCGCACCGTTCCAGCAGTGAGACATCTGTGCAAGATGGCTTACACATACCTCAGCACTTCTCGAGTTTATCGACTTGCCACGGCACAAGCGACCTTGCTAAACAAGGACGTTGAGCCGATTTGTGTTTAATCAAGAAACAAAAAGAAAATAACAAAAAGCGTTCTTTGAAAATAATTCGATAAATACCCCTGCACTAACTTTTTGGAGCGAGCCAAAAATCAGAGTAACTTTGCAGCGGATTCCAATATTTGGCTTCCACGACATAATTAACTCAAAATTTTATGGCAGACACTATCGAGAAAGTTTATTGCACTGGGGACGGTGGCAATGACAACCTAGCAGCAGCTTTGCTCGCTAGAGGTAGAGACAATGATCCAGCGACTATGCTGGCAGCAATGAACGGTGGTATGGGTGGAGGTTGGAACAACCCATTCGCCTACATGATGATGCTGGGAATGTTCAGATTCATGTACGGTGATGGCTGGAACGGACAGAACGGCAACGTTCAGCGTTCAGAAATCCAGTCTCAGATTGACAGCCTTCGCACTCAGATGAGCGACAACCACAACAGCGACTTGTTGATGGGAGCAATCCAGGGCAACAACCAGGACTTGAAGACCTTGGCGGCTAACTTGAACTGCGACTTCAACGCATTGCAGTCTTCTGTTTGCGGCATTCAGGCAGGCATCCAGCAGATAAGCGGACAAGTTGGTTATTCGGCAGAGCGAGTAATCAATGCCATCTCGCAGGGTAACTTGCAGATGACCATCGCACTGAAGGACTGCTGCTGCCAGACCCAGCAGAACATCATCAAGATGGGCTACGACAACCAGCTGGGGCAGAAAAACATCGAGAACTCAATGCAGCGAGGTTTCGATTTCAACAACCGCAGCATAGAGCGAGGCTTCTCGGCACTCGGTTTCCAGCTTCAGCAGGACAAGTGCGACATCATCCGCTCGAACCAAGACAACACCCAGCGAGTTATCGATGTGCTGAATAATCACTGGCAGCAGGATTTGCAGCAGCGGTACAACGATGCACGCCTGGAGTTGAGCCAGCAGAGACAGAACGCTGAACTTATTGCAGCGTTGAAGACCACCACAACCACCACTGGTGCGTAGGCGGTCTGAACAAAATCTATCAAGGGGCAACTCGCTGTTCTATCAGTGAGACCCCTTTTTGTCTATTTATCGAATTATCTAAAAAGAGCGCATTATGGAATTTAAGAATATTCAGAGAAATCACCCGGTCTATCTGCTAGACAAGCAGACGGTGGAAGTTAAGGAAGGCAAGGTCGTAGACAACCAGCCGCACATCAACACTGGCATCGCAACCATTTCCAGCAGTGGACAGCCCATGCGAGACGTAACAATCGAGGTGGAGGGAAAGCAGACCATCTACACCATACCCGAACACCTCGGAGTTACCTTTGCAGGCGAAACCGTACTGGCAACCGATAAGGCAGACCTTTTGCCCGAAGTCGGGAAATTGGTAAATGAAGCCGATGAGATAATCAAGGCATACGAGCCAAGCAAGGAGCGAAAAGCCAAGGGCGAGGAACTTCTTGCAGCTTTGAACCCGGCAATCAAGGAGAAGCAGGAAACAGAAAAGCGTTTCAAGGCACTTGAGGGCGATATAAGCGGCATTCGTGGCATGGTTAAACAGTTACTCGACAAACTAGGATAGGAGGGCGCACAATGAAGAAAATAATCGTTATGCGCCATTCCTGCGATAGCGAGGAAGAGCGACACCAGCACCAAGAGAGCGACATCATCCACAGCTTACCATACGAGAAAGCAGCAAAGGCACTCATGGGAGCCAGTGGATATGTGGCATACGTTGCCAAGCACGGCTACCATTTCACGAAGCAGCTAGCAATCAAGGCAAGCGAGCAGATGAAGAACGTAGACGGAACGAGCCACCGTTGGACGGTAGACGAAATCCGTTTGGCGACAAACAACGAGATAATCTCCAAGGGCGCAACCATCGGGGATATTCTCTATTTGGCTAATATGGCTTATGCGGACTTCTACCCGAAGGTAATCAAGACCGAGAGCGACTGCGTACAGTATGCTATTGCCGTAGCCAGTGATCCGGACGGATACGAGGGTATGGCATTCTGCAGGTGGACGGCAGACATCATCGGGAAGGGCGTGACCATCGACTGGGAGAAATTGGAATAACCAAAAAAATAAATTGATATGAGCGAAGTATTTCACGATTTTCAGGTGCACCACCTTTATTTGTGCGCCCTAGTAATTTTTATCTGTTTTGCTACCATACTGGTTGCCATGACGATTGATTTAATCGCTGGAATCCAGAAGGCGAAGGAACTGCATGTTGCAAGAACTTCAACCGGATTGAAGAAGACGTGCGACAAGGCGAAGAAGTATTTTCCGACATTCGGTATTGCTTCGCTTATGGACGTGGCTACGTGTGTTATCTCTCCATTTCCCATGTTCTCCATCGCTTGGACGGTTTATCTGCTTTTGTGCGAGTTTAAAAGTATCCGGGAGAAGGCATACGAGAAGGCTGAGATACGCAAGCAAGACCGCACGATGCAGGTGATCCTCGAGAACAAGGACGAAATTGCGAAGGCGGTTGTCGAGATAATGAAGGAAGAGCGGAAGAAAGGAGGAGACAATGAGGATAACTAGAGCGCAACTTCTAAAGGTAATGCCGAATGCAGGCAGCAGGGCAGACACCTACCTTCCAATCATCAACGGATGGGCAGAGCATTTCCACATTAATACTCCTTTGCGAATGGCGCACTACCTCGCACAGATTGCCCACGAAAGCGGTGAGCTCAGATATACAAAGGAACTGGCAAGCGGCAGAGCCTACGAGGGCAGGAAAGACCTCGGAAACACCCAGCAGGGCGATGGCGTGAAGTATAAGGGCAGGGGATTGATACAGATTACCGGGCGAGCCAACTACCGGAAGTATGCAAATTATTGCGGCTTCGATGTTGTGGGCAGTCCCGAACTTCTTGAGCGTTCTCTTGGAGCAACGAAATCTTCGATGTGGGTATTCGACACCTTCGGCTGCAATGAGTTGGCAGACCAAGACAACTTGAAGGCTATCCGAAGGAAGATAAACGGAGGGTACAATGGACTGGCAGCCTGCGAGAAGTATTTGAAGCGAGCCAAGGAAGCCCTGGAAATCAAGGTGCTTGCGCAATAAACACATCAATCAAACATTTCAAAGTATGGAAAATTCAAGAAAAGGGCGAAATTTGCGTTCTGTGGCGTTGTTTCTCGCTATGCTTATAATTACCCCACTTTTGATTTTTGGCTGTTCCTGCGCTAAAACAGCGCAAAATAACACGGTTTATCACGACAGCGCACACACCAGTGTAAGACGTGACAGCGTGAACCAGCGACAGATACACTGGCAGGACACCCGGCAGCACGACAGCATATTCAAGCATGACAGCGTGCTGGTGTACATCAAGGGCGACACCGTTATCAAGGAGCGGTGGCACAACCTTACGACCACCAGATGGAAGACGACAACCAAGACGGACACCATCGTGGGCGACATTTACACATTCGTTACAGACACCGTAAAGGTAAAGTATTACGTGGACAGATACAAGACAAAGGAGGTAGAGAAGCCATCTAGCACATGGCATAAGATAAGATTATTCGTTGGCGATTGCGTATTGCTGTTCCTGGCAATCTTTGCAGTTTGCTGGATAAAGGAGCGCATCAAGAAGAGAGTTCAATAGGTTCAATCATAATATCAATTTCAAGAAGGGCAGGAAGCGCAGGAGAGCGTTTTTCTGCCCATTTTTGTGAGAAGAACACTTTTCATTGAGAGAAAAGGGGTAGGGGATATGAGAGTTAGATTATATTCATTCTAGCTAATGCTTGCAGGTTATTATTATATAGAGCGTGGGAAACGTACCGAAAACAGCCGAAAGCGTACTGAAAACGACCGGAAACGTACCGGAAACGACCGAAAACAGCAGTGCTTACGACATAAACAGTCAATAAAAGTTAAAATATTAATATCTTTCGGGAAAAGTTTTGGTGGAACCGAAAAATATTAATATCTTTGCATCATGTTTAGGAGATAAGCACAATAAACATTCAGTAACTAAGCCCTAGGCAACACGGTTAAGCCAAAGAAAA